CTGTCATCTTTTGGGAGAATGTCGCAATCTGCTTTTCAGCGTCCCCAATTCCTTTTTGAAATTGACCGCTGTCCAAGCCAAGCGATACCAGTAACGTCATGAGCGTATTGGCCATTATTCATCCTCGCGCAAGTCAACACCGCCCAGCGCCATTGTCATCACAGCCGCTGTTTGTATCATCTGGTCTGGGGTCTGGTTCTCTGTCTCAAACTTTGGCATAAAATCCTCTACACTGTGCGCTTTTTCGTTCTTGTTTCTGTGGCGATTCGCAATCGTTGACGCTGTAATAGCGTGACCCATAAAATCGACCTCCACGCCGAACGGCTCCAATGTACTAAACGCCAGCCACTCAGTAAGTTCGTGGGATGAAATCCTTTGAAGTAACTCATCAACGGTACACCCTAACTTGAGGGCGAGTCTAAAGCAGAATCTTCTAAAGGGTTCTCTTTTAGACCCTCTGCCAGTTCCTTCACATCATCGTCGCCAATACCTGATAACTTTTGGGCGACTGTGAAAACACGTTGAAGGGCGGCGGCAGATTTCATTGATAGCTTTACAATGTCCGCATCCGTAAATAACTTCTCGCCTTTCTCATCGCATATCGTCATGCTTGCGAGCTTGGCGCGGATGTTGGTCATGTTCAATGTTTGGTCTTTACCGCGTGTTTGAACGATTGAGGCTTCAAACTTATCACGATCCGCGCCTGTCATTCCGCGCACGTTGACATCCCCGCCCCACTCAGGGACGGGGACGATCTCGGTTTTCAGGTCTTGCGCTTGCAAGATGTCATTTTTATTGAGTGTCATTTTATTATCTTTCTCTCGTTATTAAACGAGTGTTGGTTGTCCAGTCAGTTTGAGTTTTACCGCTGCGGTCAATGCGCCATCGTGAGGCATTGACGGCTCGAAGCCTGTCACAAGAGCATTGAACGTCCAGGATACCGCTGCGGTTGAGGGGAAGGTCAATGTCCACGCCGTTGCAGTTCTGATCGTCATTGCGTAAAGCAGACCATCATCACCCGTTGAACTCATTGAATGGGTTGTATTATTCGGGTCATATACGATGTCAAGCGATACTTCGCCAGAGCGTAAAATTGTTCCTACCACTTCCTCCCAAGCCGCTGTCGAATCGTGTGAGGTCACATCCTCGGTATCCAAAGCCAAGCCCGGTCCCGATATATTTTGCACCTGTCCTACCGCTGTACTTCCGTGTAGCAGGATGGTTCCATAAGCCGCATACTTAGTCATATTATTTCTCCTATGCCAAAATTGGAGCGCCCGTCAGTTTCAATTTGACAGCCGCAGTTAAAGCCCCGTCATGGGGGGATGAAGGCTCAAAGCCTGTAACGAGTGCCGCGAATGACCACGTTACCGAGCCGGGGAACACCATCGAAAAGCCGACTGGGTTAGCATTTACGAGCATCTCAGCAAGTCCGTTATCTGTTGCGTCGTGACTGTTCGCGTTGGGGTCGTACACAATGTCAACGGATAATTCTCCGCTTCTCAGGATAGTCCCGACAACCTCCTCCCATGCTCCCGTTGAGTCATGGGTTGTGACATCCTCAGTATCCAGAGCCAAGCCCGGCCCGCCGAGGTTGGATATTTGAGCAACCGCCGCCAATGTTTCGCCCGCAGTTGTGTTCGCGCTGCTCGCCGTTGTGGTCAAGCCCGTTGCCGTTCCCGTATCGCTCGCCATGTTCAAATCGCCATCGTTCGCCATTGGGATTTTACGGGTGAGAATGACCTTATCGGTTGCGCCGGTTATCTCAAACAATGCGCGGACGGCGGCGGCGGTTGCATCGTTGCGTAGGAATGTCCTTACGGTTGCAGCAACGCTTGAAGCGTTACCATTTGCAACCGTAATAACTAAAGTCAACGGACTGCCCGTCATTCCCGTCGCTGTGATAATAAAATTTATGTCGCCGGGATTTGAAATCGTACCGACAAGGGTTGCCGTTTCAACCTGCACGCTGCCCGTTCCCATGTTTAGAACCGTTCCATAAGATGCGTATTTAGCCATTTTGTCCTCTTTCCCTTTCGGGTTTCTAACTATTTAGTCATTGTGCCAGATAAAAAAATCGCTCATACACCTAAAAAGTTTTGTCTCAGGCTCGTATGTCGGTGTTTCATTGTTTACCAAGCCCGCTTGAATTGTGCTTACCGTGTAACTTGTATTCGCGCTCGTGCCTGCATTGGTCAAGCCTGTACAGGTATCATTTGCAATACTGATATTCAAGTTCGCTATGCTCGCGCTTGCCAATCGCGTGAGCGTTACATAAATACCACTTCCGCCGACTGTCAGATATGATGTGATGTTAGCCACGTTCCCCAGAGCCGTCCTAATCTTGCCTGCCACAACTGAGGCGGTATCTCCCAGAGTAACCGCGACGGCTGTTGTAATCGGTGATCCTGTCACGCCTGTGCAGGTCACGATCACCGATGCGTTACCGCCTGCCACGCTTGTAATCGTGCCGACTACGGTAGCCGTTTCAACCTGAGAGCCAATCATGCCCGTCTTGCCATTCAACGCCGCGCGGATCTGTTCATTGATTGCTTTTGCGCTTGCGTATGTCTCTGCCCATGCGTCAAACTGAAAGCGGGGGTGAGCCAGGTCGCTGCCGATCCCGCTTGTGTCATGGGTCAATTCGCGGGGCGTGTCTATTCTCTGAAAGGTGACACATGGAAACGTAACACCATTAGGGACTTGAAACGGATAAACGCGAGTAGAAACAAGATTTGTAATTCCAGCGTAATTAGTAAGATAACTGAAAAGACTTTCATCCAATACCGTCATTTTGTGGCTCTCTCAATTTGCTGTTTTGCAAAGCGCCCAATGGTCGCCTTTATCTTTTCAAGGTTGTTATCATAAGCAGGGCGGAAATGAGGGCGGGGGAGTTGGTGGTATTTTCTGCCTAAACTGTCCGTTTCCATAAATCCCAACTCCAACCGATTCGCCTGTACCGCATTCGTGCCGACTTCTGCGATTGCATCCGTAGGGCTTGAATGTGCCAATTGAGTTTGAATACTGTTGATATAAACGCCCGTATCAACTGCGGGAGTTTCGCCCGCCGCGCTTGCCTGGTGTGTGCCGTATTTAACACCTGAGTGGGAAGATGCCGCCATTGAAATCTTTATCGCAGTTTCCAGAACAAACCCGCCCGCCATTACAGCGCGTCCCAATCTGTCGCCAGACATGGAAGCCAAAACTTCCTTAACGTTGGAGTGTACGATCTTGACGTTACTCATAAATCAACCGCCTTCAATGCACAGACATAACCAACCACGCCCCGATCCTTTATGCCTACGATGTAATATCGTTTGTCTGTGTAGGCGCTGTCAAATCTTACAGTCAAGGTAATCGCGTCACCTTTCGAGGGAGTGACCGAAGCAAATCGAATTTCAGCATCCACGTTTTGAACGTCCGCGAAACTTCTCCAAGCCTCATTGCTTACCGTGTCTGTGAAGCTACATGAGATAGCGGTAGTCGTTTCTGTGTAGGTAGGCTGCCCAAATGTATCCGTTCCGCTCTGTGTGCGCGTGATGTAGTTCGCGGTATCGCCATAGAACGAATTGACAAGCCGCCCCTGAACTTGGGCGACTAATCTATCACTGGCAACCCTCACGCCGTACCTCCGAGATAATCAGCATCATCGTCATACACCCCGTCCTCATTTTCTTCGCTGTCCGCTCTGTGCGGGAGTGAGATGGTGGCGGCGGCAGTTGCACCTGAAAGGGTTACGCCAAACTCTTGCGCTTTTTGCTTGAACAATTCCTGAAATCCCTTGCGCGCCTCTGCATTACTTACCGACATCCAATCAAGCCTAAAGTCTGGCTGTGACAATTGGGTAATGATGTATTTAATACAAGCCACAACCGCGCCCCCTACGCTGCCCTCCGAGGTCACAAGTGCATTTATAGTTTCATCGGCTAGGTACGCGCCCGCTGAATTAGTATCGCCAATGTGAAAGCGGACTAAAGCCAAATCGGTTGATAGGTTGGTTGCGAAGGTAAAGGTCATGTTTTACGCCAGCGTGTAGGATGCAGAAAGCGTGCCTGTTGGAGTGCCGTCATTATTCGAGCCGCCTTGAGTAAATAGGACGTAATCAATCCCTTCGATATACCAGGTATAAAAGTAATTTCCTGTCGCGGTGACACGTATCTTTTCAGCTACGAAAGTGCTAACGCCCGCAGTAGTTGACCATGCAGCATTGGGGTGATTTGTTCCTGCCGTCACGCGGCGGGCGTTTAGAATAATATCCAGTCCCGTTTCGTTGCCTTTTGTGTACGTAAAAAAAAGGGTGATGTAATCGGCGTTCTCTGTTCCAATCTCAGAACCCATTGCCGTCTGAGTTGTCTTTGCTATCGTTGCGGTCGCTTGAATAATTCCAGTTGCGCTCATGGTTCGCTCCTTATAGTAAAGCATAGGACGCGGCCAGCGTCCCGTCAGGCGTTCCGCCGTCTGCTGTTTGGGTAAAAGATACATAATCAATAGCGCCTAACAACCATTCAAAGCGATACGAACCCGAAGCGGTTAGGGAAATGGATTCCGCCGCCGCTGTATTTACGCCGCTTGATTCTGTCCAGACGCGAGATTGATGAGACGTTCCGCCCGTTGTTCTGTGAGCAAACATCTTCACAGCTACGCCTGTTTCATCGCCTTTGACATAGGTCAAA